GAAGAAAGATGTCAGTCAGCTTAATTTCTTTGATAGCTTGTATTCCGATGTTGATAGCGGTGTTTGTATTAGCAAAACGAGAGTAGATTATAATAAACAAGTAGTTCTTGATCTTGAAAAAGAAGTACTTGGATTTTATATTTCTGGGAGTCCTTTAGATCAGTATTCAATCCTAAGCAATTTGACGGAAGTTGTTGAGATAAAGGACTTAACTGAGCCTGATGAATATGTAAATATACTTGCTCAGGTTGTTGATGTCCGTAGATTTTCTAACAAACGTGGAGATTTTCTCTTTGTTGAATTTGAGGACAGAACTGGGAAGATTACTGGCAAACTTTGGTCTGAATCTTGTGAGAGATATGAGTATCTTTTGAAGAAAGGTTCAGTTTTGTTTTTGGCTGGTAAAACTAATTTGTTTAGAGAAATAGAATTGGTAGTTAATTATATTTCTTTGCCCGAAGTCCAAATCCAACAATTGTTAAATAGTGTTGTTTTGAAGAATTTAGATTTTGGATTGATTGATTCAATTATCAAGCTGGGAGAAGGAAAAATACCAATAGATTATCAAGTTGGTAACTCCAAATATAGACTTGGTTTTTATAAAATAGACTGTTTGTTTTTAGAACGGTTTAAGGAGTATTTGTTGGATGTTAGTTGAAAGTGATTTTGCTTTAGTCAGAGACATAAGTGAAAAGTTGTGTGGCCGGGCATCATACCAAACAATAGCATATATTGTTCGTAAGAGATTGGGGAAGGAAGTAACAGAAATAGATGTTAAAGAGGTTTTGGCAAAGGACGAAGCAGCCATGCCTCCTATTAATACCATTTTGTTAGAAACAGATCAGCGGAATCCTTCTCAAGCAAGAAAGTTTTGTACTGATGTTATAAATGAAATGAAGTCTGTTGTGGTTACTTCTAATTCAAAAGGATTTAATCCAAATGTGGATTATACACCATGCGGTTTGAGCTCTGTTCTGTTTCTATCGGATTTGCATTTAGGCGAATTGGTAGAAGTTAATGGCAAAACTATATATGATTTAGAAATTGCAGAAGAGAGACTTAATAGTATTCTGAACCAGTTTATAAAAGCTCCTGAGATTGAAAGCTATATCGTAGATGAGCTAGTTTTAGTTCTTGGTGGGGATATTATTGATGGTGAATTGGTTTATCCTACCCAGTCTACTAGAACTGTAGGTGACGCTTATACCCAGGTCCAAGCTGCTGTGATTATGATTTGGAATGGTATTGTAAAATTGGTGGACTCAGGTCGGTTCCCAGTTATCAATATATATTGTGTGCCTGGCAATCATGGTCGTACATCAAAGATTCATTCTGATATGTCTAACTGGGATAACGTATTGTATTTTGCTCTTGCATTGATGGCTTTGAACCATGGGCTAGGGGTTGAGCTTAATGTTTTTACTCCACATCAAATGTGGATGGATTTTAAGATTAGAACGTGGAGAGCCCACGTGAGACACATAGGCGTAACCCAGGTGTCAACTGCATCTCCTGGTAGAAAAGTTTTGAATTGGATGGATGGTCACCAGGCTGATTTATTAATGTTTGGTCATTACCATAATCCTGAGATGTTTAGCTTGGGTGATAGAAGAGTATTTAAGAATGGTTCTCTATCACCAATGAATGAATATGCAGAGAAGTTTGGGTTCTTAGATGGTGCTGGACAATGGATGTTTGGCGTAACGGATAAAGATTCTGTAGCTTTTGCTAAGATCATAGTTCCTGAGGTTTAAAATGTCTGGATTTGATAGGAAAGTTAGAAGAAAAGCTGCTAAGCGTTTAGGTTTGCCTGTTGGTTTCTTTTGTAAGAAGAGTCAGGACAAAGCCAGACAACAGTTTTTAAAGTTTCAGAAGACGCTGGAAGAAAAGTATAGTCAGAATCAGGTAGAAGTTCCTGATGGGGAAGTGGTTGATGGGCAAGAAAGTTAATTTTGATTTGGGAAATGCACCAGGTGGTGGCGGCTCTAATCCAGACCCATTGACAGTTGCTTTAGCTAATAAAATAGATGCAATAGTTAAGTGGGCAAAAGTTAGTAATACTGATATGGAGCAATTAAGAGGGATGGTTTATTCGCTTATTGCTTCTTTTGAAACTTTAGCTGGGTTGCTTGAAGAGGGTAAGGATATTACCTCTGAGGCTATAAGCGCAGGAAGAAATACTTTGCTTGATGAGTGGACTGAAAAAGGCAAACAGCGGATTTTAAAGCCTTAAAGGACAATATAATTGAAGTTAGCTAATATATCTAATGTGCTTAAGAATCTAAAAGAGCATTTCCTTGATTATTTAATCGAGGAAGGATTTTTAGGTAGTTATGGTAATCGTTATGATAAATTCTTATGTCCTAACCCTGATCATGAAGATAAGGTCCCTTCTTCTAATATCTTGAAAGATGGGGTTCATGGCTATTGTCATGGATGTAAAGTTCGGTTTGATATCCTTTTGATGAATTCCTGGCTTAAAGGCGTGTCTGCTTCTGGCCCAGGTTTTGTAACTAATAACCTGCTCCCCTTATGTGAGAGATATAAGATTGAAGTAGATTTTGGTGATATTTCTGAAGAGGACAGATTTAAATTAGATTCCTATCGTGTGTGCCAATTTGTTTCTGATTATATAGTAACGCAGAAATGGTCTGAAATACAGGCTAATTATGTAGCTGCTAGAGGGATATCACCTGACCAATGTATGAAATTAGGTATTGGTGTTGTTTCTGACTATGATGATCTATATGTTAAACTAAAGAAGCATTGGACTTCTGTTTTTCTAAAAGAAGTTGGTTTAGAAAAAAAGAGCATGTTTAGCCCTTCTTCTATTATCTTTCCTATTAAAGATTCAGCAGGTACAGTTGCTGGTTTTATTAGTAGAGATATAGAATTTGAATCTAGATTAGGATTTTATAACGAGAAAGGCAGATTAGGAACTCCCCCTAAGAAGTATGATAGTTCACCTGAAAAGAATAGAATCTTTATTAAGAGAGATATCCTTTTTGGTTTGTCTGATATTACTAAGGGTAGCACTGTCTATGTTTTTGAAGGTCAGTTTGATTGGGCATTAGCTAAATCAAGAGGGCTAACAAATTGCGTTGCTTTGTGTGGCACTGCTTTTACTCACAATTATATTAATGCTCTTTGTAAGGCTGGTGTTGTGGAAGTAGTCATGGTATTAGATGCTGATAAAACTGGCCAGGAGACTTTGCATAAGTTGATACTTGGAGACAAAGAAAAAGGTGATGTTGGGATTCTTGCCGATTCGCCATTAAGAATTAAGATACTTGAGTTACCTGATGGCTATGATCCAGCTCAATATATTAATGAATTTGGTATTGAACAATTTTTAGAGTTAACTGAATGTTCTGCTTTTGCTTGGGCTTTAGCTAAACAAGATATAGACTTAGATCCTGTTCAGGTTTGTGAAAACATGATGCCTTTGATTTTAGCTGAGTCTAATCGGCTAATTAGAGAAGGAATGATTGCAGATCTTTCTGAAATTTCAGGTTTATCTGGGAGGGCTATCACTGAAGAGATTCAGCGTAGAGATGATATAGGCAAGCTTAAAGTTGACCAGCAGAAGAGAGATATTGTTGATGATGCTTATAGAGAATTGAAGTTTGGTCAGGTTAAAGATAGTACTTCTATTCTTAAGATGGCTGTTGAGAGGATGGAAGAACTTGATAATTTATCAGGTGTTGACGTTCTTGGTTCCGGTGAGACTATTGAAGCATTAGATGAACAAGAAAAAAGTGAGTTTGAACTTGAAGGTTCAAGTGGCTTTAATTTTGGCAATTTGAGTAATATTGAAATTGCATTGAACGGCGAAATGAAAAGTACTGTAATAGCCATTGGCGGCGGTCCTAACGTCGGGAAAACGAGCCTGCAATCACAGCTCGTATATGAATTGGTTAAGAATAATTCTAATTTAATTGTGATAGTTCATACCATTGACGATAACCGTAAGCAATTTAATAGGCGTTTGGTTTCTCATTGGGCTTATGATTATGCTCGTGGTAGGGGTATGTCTATTGCTGATGTTTTGTCTTTGAACAAGGTTTCGAATCCAAAGTATTGGCTTGATAAGGACCCAATTGGAAATGCTGGGTTAGAAGAAGTTAGAAGTTTTGGTTATGATAGTTTAAAGCAGGCTATTTTAGATGGTAGATTACATATTAAAGATACTACTCATGGTAGAACTGTAGCTTTCTTAGAAAAGCTTTGTAAGAAGGTCACTCAAGAGAACCCTGGTTGTAAGATTGTTGCTATTTTGGATAATTTCCATAGAGCTAGAGATTTTGACCACTTGGATGATACTGCTGCCGTTAAGAAGAGATCTAGATATTTGAAACAGAATATCGCTCAAGGTCTTGACATAACGGTTATATCTACTTTTGAATATAAGAAAGTACCTACTGGCCAAAGACCAACTAATAATGATCTTAGAGATGCCGCTGATCTAGAATATGATATTAATTATTTAGAGAATTTATTTAGTCCTTTAAAAGCTGCTCAAGATACTAATAGAGAAGAAAA